CGTCAACGATACCGTCGAGTTTGTCGTGCGCGTGGCAATCGTCACGCTGTCAGCAGTCATCTTGGTCGTCGTGCTGACACTAGCCGTTGGCCTGTTTATGCCTAATGACGTCATAGAAAGCACCGCCATCCTTGAGATGGTTAACCCCGCCTTCCAGACAATCATCGGCGCGTTCGTCGGACTTCTGGGCGGCCTGAGCCTCAACGCCAATGCGCGGGACAAAGAGCCTGAGCCAGAAGCGCCGCTTGAACTGGACACGCCCGCGCCAGAACCAGAAGCACCCAAGCCATATAGCGACCCTCAAGGCACCGTCTTCATTGACGAGCCTGAAGATGACGATGATGACGACATGGAGCCTTGGGAGAAGTACCGTAACGACTTGCGCTACGACGCTAACGGCGACGGCGTGGTTGACGAAAACGACTTTCCTGATTGGCGGAGTGCTGGCAAATGAGCCTTATAAACCTTCAAAGTAAATGTGGCTGCCACGCAGATGGTGCCTTCGGCCCCGGAACACTGAAGTCTGCCTGCGCGCACTTCAAGCTGAACAAGAACCGCGCCGCGCACTTCTTCGCCCAGACGGCGCATGAGAGTGGCAACTTCAAGGCGTTCAGCGAGAACCTGAACTACGGCGCAAAGGGCCTGCGTAGCATCTTCCGTAAGTACTTCCCAACCGACGCACTGGCGCGTGCTTACGAGCGTCAGCCGCAGAAGATCGCCAACCGCGTCTACGCCAACCGCATGGGTAACGGCGACGAAGCGTCTGGTGACGGTTGGAAATACCGTGGCCGGGGTCCGCTGCAGCTCACGGGCAAGAACAACTACCGCGCATTCGGCAAGTACATCGGTCGCGAACAGGAGATTTTGGACAACCCAGACCTTGTGGCTACCGAACTCGGCTTTGAAAGCGCCCTGTGGTTCTTTGACGCAAACAAGCTGTGGTCGATATGCGACCAAGGCATCAACGACGCCGCAATCCTTGCGCTGACAAAACGCATAAATGGTGGTACACACGGCCTCGACGACCGTAAACTGAAGACCAAGAAGTACGCTGCTTGGCTGTAAGGAGAATAGTTATGCTTAATCTTAAGAAACTTATCCGCAAAGAAGCCGAGAAGGCAATTGTCAGCAAAGCCGTAGGCAAGATCCTGCCGATGGAAGACGCACCGAAGCTGACGCTTATGGCTAAGATTATGAACGTCAAGGGAAGGCTGACAGTGGCGATTGCTGCTGTTGCAGCTTTAGTTGCGGCTGTTTCTGAATTGATGTAAGGATCATCTCATGGCCACCGCGATGACGTATACCAGCTTGCTCGACGACCTCCGGAATTATCTGGAGCGTGGAGCTACGCTGGCTACCGACCCTTCGGTTTATGTGCAGCTCCCAAGTCTTGTGGGGCTTGCTGAACGTCGCCTCGCGAGAGAGCTCAAGATCCAAGGGCTAGTCACTGTCGTGAACTCTACGATGACTCAGGGGCAGGCGACGTATCCAAAGCCTGACCGCTGGCGCGAAACCGTCAGTATACGGGTTGGAACCGGAACTGGCTACAATACGACGCAGGAGATCTTCCCGCGTGCTTACGAATATATGCGGCAGTATTGGCCAAACCAGACTGCCACTGGTACGCCGAGATTCTATGCCGACTATGACTATCAGCATTGGTTCTTTGCGCCTACGCCGTCTGATGACTTTCCTTACGAACTAATTTATTATGAGCTACCGCCGCTTCTTGGCGATGACGTTCAGACCAACTGGTTTACGGAATATGCACCCAGCGCGTTGCTCTACGCATCTCTTATGGAAGCTGCTCCATTCCTAAAAAACGAAGAGATCATTCCAATTTGGCAGGGTTTCTATGACCGTGCCGTCGCGGCACTTAATGGTGAGGATATTCGCCAGATTGTTGATCGCGGCATCATCCGCAGGGAGGACTGATAGTGCCCAGTTTTACAAATACTTTTGGTGGCACAGTCGTCTATCCGGCTGATGTAAGCTATCGCGCAGTAGCTCTAACAGCGAACGTCACGCTAACGTGGCCGACTGAGCTTGCAACCAACACCAACGTCGTCGCGTCCATCATGGATGTTACACCTTCTGGCGCTGGCCTCACGATCCGTATGCCTGATGCAACGCAGGCAAGCGTTGGCCAGACCGCCCTGTTCTTTAATGTAGGCGCGTCCTCCTTCACGGTCGCAGATAACAGCGGTAATACGATTCAGACGATTACAGCTGGTCAGGCTTGGCAGATATATCTCACGGACAACACGACTCTTAACGGTACGTGGCGTCCAATTCAGTATGGTGCTGGCACATCATCCGCATCCGCAAGCGCGCTGGCTGGCGCTGGCCTCAAGGCAATCACGACGACGCTAAATCAGTCTGCTCCCACGACACTGCTGTCAGCTGACTATACGCTCACATCCGTTGACCGCGCTCGCGTAATCATCTGGAATGGCGGTGCTGGTACGTTCACGATGCCGTCTGCTTCTGTGGCAGGCAATGACTGGTTCTTCGACGCCCGCAACTCAGGCACTGGTGGCCTTACGATTCAGCCTGCCGGCGGTGAGCTTATTAACGGTCAGGCCAATTTAGTATTCAATCCCGGCGACAGTGCGCGCATTATAACTGACGGGATTAACTTCTACACGATTGGCTATGGACAGAGCTCGACGTTTTCGTTCGATTATGTGTCGATTAGTCTTACTGGTGAAACCAGTCCTTACACGCTATCTGGCACAAACCTGAACCGTATTGCCTACCAGTTCAGCGGTATACTGACCGCCAACATGCAGATCATTGTTCCAAACACAATCCAGCAATACTGGATTCGGAACACTACGACTGGAAGCTACACGCTCACGGTTAAGACAGCGAGCGGCACTGGTGTAGCTGTTGTGCAGAATGGCGCTGCAATCATGTACTGCGACGGCACGAACGTCGTTGAGGCAGATACGAATAACCTTAGCTCGCCGGTTGCCGTATCTCAGGGCGGCACGGGTGCGACGAGTGCCGGAACCGCTTTGGTTAACCTCGGCGGAACAACGCTTGGCATCGGCGTATTCACAGCAGTAAACGCAGCTGTGGCACGCGCTTCACTTGGTGCAGCAGCATCCGGTGCGAACGCTGACATTACCTCGCTCACCGGCCTTACGACCGCACTCAGCGTTGCGCAGGGTGGCACTGGCCAGACGAGTTACACGAACGGCCAGTTGTTGATCGGTAATACCACCGGCAATACGCTGACCAAATCGACGCTGACGGCTGGCACTGGTATCACCGTCACGAATAGCACCGGCTCGATAACGATTGCTAATACAGGCCCAGATACGTTTCCGGGCGTAGGTATTGCTTACTCGACTGGTACTGCTTGGGGCACGTCCTACGCCACCAGCGGCACTGGGACGACGCTTGCGCTTTCGGCTAGTCCTGCTCTGACTGGAACGCCAACCGCGCCGACAGCGACCGCTGGCACGAATACGACGCAGATTGCGACAACGGCATATGTCGTTGGCACAGCATTCTCTTCGGCTCTTCCGGGCCAGACTGGCAATGCTGGCAAGTACGTCACCACTGATGGCACGACAGCATCGTGGGCAGATGTACCCCCCGGGATGGTCTATCCCGGCGCAGGCATACCTAATTCAACTGGCACAGCATGGGGAACAAGCTATACCACAACGGGTACTGGAACTGTTGTTGCGCTGGCAACCTCGCCAGCGTTTACCACGCCGGATCTTGGTACGCCGTCCGCCGTAACGCTGACCAGTGCAACGGGCCTGCCTTTAACCACTGGCGTGACAGGCACACTTCCCGTTGGTAACGGTGGAACAGGCGCGACTACACTTACTGGTGTGGTTAAAGGTAATGGTACGTCAGCGATGACGGCGGGAACAGTAATTGTTTCAGAAGGCGGAACAGGCGCTACTACTCTCACGGCGAACAACGTCCTTCTCGGTAACGGCACTAGCGCAGTTCAAACTGTCGCGCCGGGCACCACTGGTAACGTGTTGGTCAGCGATGGCACGACATGGGTTTCACAAGCACCGGCACCTTCTGGTATTTCGCAGGCTAAGGTTACTGCAATTTCAATGATCCTCGGCTTATAGGAGTAAATAATGGCTAACCCGAATATAGCCGCGCTGACTACGCTCACCGGCAACACAACTTACCTAACTCCGGCTGGCACGACTGCTGTTGTGCTGTTGCCTAATGCTGCTGCATCAGGGCAGGTGTTCCGTATAAATCAGATCGTCGCGGCTAACGTCGATGGTACGAACGCAGTTGATACAACGGTGTCGATATATACCAATGGCGCTGTGGCTCAGGGTTCGGCTCCTTCGGGCGGTACGGCTTTCCCGCTTGCTTCTACAGTCTCGGTTCCGGCTGACGCTTCGCTGATTGTGGTTGATAAAACAACGGCTATTTACTTGCAGGAAGGTACGTCTATCACGGT